CTTCTTCAACGGTAGAGGTGAGATAACTTTCTAACGGAATGGTTGCGATCGTGCCAGCGATGAGATTGCGGCAACGAGAAACAGTCGGTACCGCCATCGCATCTTGACGAAGTAATGCGTTAGCACCGTTGCCCCAGCCGCCGTATCCATTACCTTGCCACCAATTTCCATAAGGAGCATCCATGACCGCTGGCGCATATTGCGCTTTAACGGTTGCGGTAGGGGTTGGCTCAGGAGATGGCTTGGTGATGCCAAAGATATCCCGTAGTCCCATGTCTTAAATTGTTCTCGCATGGCGTTAGGGGATTGGCTAGGCTGAAAAAAAGGCCTTTTGGAGTGTTGAGCGCAATACCGCCTATCCTTTCGGAAAACTTCCCCTGGAAGCATTATCGGCGGTAAAGGCCATCTCAAAGAATAAAGCTGACCTCTGACATTAAGCTGAAAAGATTTGCGGAGTCGATTGTGGCTTCATCAGCTGATGGACGACCATGGCAGAGCCGATAGCCGCATCGATCGGTCCCGCAGATTTTCTTTTGATGATTCTCCATGCCGAGTCGTTTTGCTTCGCGGCCACGTTATTCATCTGATCGATCCAGTCCTTTTGACCGGCATGGGTAACGCGGTGATTGACAAGGCCATCTAGGAGATCGCCGCAAGCTTGGTAGAAGGCTTGGCCTGAGACATCTTGAATCATGACACCGGACAGGCTGAGACGGTGGGCAATAGATTCGGTGGCGTACTTGTCATAGCAGACCATCCGAGGCCGATACTTGTCCGTCCATTCCTTGATGTCAGCTGCGATTTTGAGATCATCGACGGCGACCTGAGATTCCCACTTTTGAAGGATCCCCACGGCGATCCGACCATCTTCGAGGATTTGTCCGGCAACGAGTGAGGCATGACGGCGGCTGGGTGCCACGTCAAAGGCCATGATGGACGGGATCTCGGGGCTAATGCTGACCGAATTGTCAGAGGTTTCCTCTAATATGCCATGAGGCCACGGCGACTGAAGCGAGTCGATCCACACGCAAAGCATTTCGGTTTTAGTCGTCTCAATAGAGCTAGTGGCGACCGCTTCTTCTAACGTTTCCTCGGTGATGGTGTATCCGAGAGCGGGGTTAGCGTAAGTCCACTCTTTACGGTCATCGATCTTGGCAAATTGGTTAGCCGAATACTCATAAAATCCTAAAGTCTCCGGTGGATACGACAAGGCGCGTTCTCGTAAATTATTTAAGACCGTGGAGAAGGCATCGCCAGCATTAGAGACGAATAGCGACTGACCGTTGGTGGCGCGAGTCAGGGGAGTCGCTGCCTTAAAGCCTTCCTCAGAGATTTCTCTAAGCTCATCGATAAAGAGAAGGTCAGCGGTACGACCACGGGAGCCATCTCGGGTAGCGGCTACGATCTCATACCTACCGCCATTCTTAAAGGTGATCATCTCAGAGCCGTTAGCAAGTCGTGGCTTGTGAGCAAGATGAACCCGCAAGTGATCCCATCGCTCGATGATGTAGGCGACATTTCGGAAGGTATCCAATGCCATGCCGCGATTTGAGGACATGGCAATAATTCTTTCGCCGTTGAGCAGACCCCAAATGATTCTCATGGACGCCAAATGGGTTTTACCGTTCTGACGAGCGATCAGGAGCAGATTCGAGCGACGCTTCCAACCGCCTTCGTCATCAATGACCATCATGTCCTCTAGGACGTACTTTTGCCATGGCATCAAAGGCATCTCAATAGAGTCAGCTAGATCGGATACCTCATGAGCCAACGTCGTGCCGGTCAGGGGTACGTTTTCGAGCCGAGGTTGAGTAGCCCCTATCAACTTTGGCCGCTTGGGAGCCTGATCAGGTTCGTTTGTCATGGCTTTTGGGCGAACCCATCGTCGATAACGGTCGATGACGTGCTTTTAAGGGAGAGATTGCCCGAAAAGACAGGGGGGGTAGCAAACCGACCCAAAAAAACGCTCTTAGAGCCCTTAGCGAGGTTACAAGGCACACATAGCGTCTGTAGGTTGTCCATATCGTGCGTACCACCGACCATCCTTGGGACGATGTGATCAACATGGAGTGCCACATCAGTCGCACCACATGACTGACACGTGTAGTTATCACGTTCAAGTACGCGCTTACGTTGACGCTTGTATTGACTACTGACTATCTCTTTATGTCTATGACGTGTGGCTTTAGAGTGAGTCATAGTTAGTACCAATGCTTGGTCTGTTCATGATGCCACGCATCACAGACTGAGTGATAACGATGGTTGATGTATGCGATAGACCAGTCGATCTGTTGATATGCGTCCATCTTATTTAACCGGACTTCCTTGCCTTGAACCATGCCATAACTACCATGATTAGCAGCTACGTGTGGATTCCAATGAGATTCAGCGTTGATCAGTAATACATAACATTCGTATTCATGGCTTTTAAATATCTTGTTATGAGCATAGAGCTTGTAATTATCTTGCTGATCGACTGTGGTCGAATTGGCATAGCTCTGGCCATTTGATTGAAGGAGCAATAAGGCTATAAAGGCCATTATTGCGATTAATATATTTTTCTTATTTGGTAAGAGTGATCTCTCATTACCTTTAACATGACCCGTCGTGCTGGGTGAGGTAACGATACCCACCGTGTCAAGGATTTCCACGCGTAGGACACGCGCATTTTTAAGCATATTTTTATAACGATTTGATAACATTTTATTTGTCCTTACCCCAGCCAGTACCGCGGAATACCGCAGCCGTGGCCGTGTAGATACGCCGCATAGGGGATTGGCAGCATGATGGATTGTTGATAGCTTCATTGATAGAAGCCTCGATCTCTACCTGAGAGTTACAAATAGAGCATTGGAAGTCATAGGCTGGCATTTAGACGCAGTCACCTTGAATGTCCACGGGCTGAACTGGGTCGAGTTCGATCTTTTCGATCCCATAAGCACCGCAGCCGTGACAGCGAATACAGGCGATCCCTTTAGGCATTTCGCCAAATTCGGTGATGATCGTGTATTCGCGAGCTTTCTTACATATCCGACATCTAAAGGTGGGTGGCGGCATGGGCGTAATCGCTTTCTAAGAGGTTTTCCATCGGCCGTAGGTCTTGCTGCCTGATCCACCAGTTTTGGTCTCTAGGGTGCCAATACCGCTTGAATTTGGCCGCCTTCACCGGTATCCACCCAGCGAGTGTGTACTCAGGCGATTTGCCCACGACCAGCACGGCAATATCGGTATCCCGATCAGTCTTGTGAATGATGAGATGGCCGTCGATATAGCGTGACCATTTGACCTCGATCCGACTAGCTACATCGGCCTCGTTTTTAAAGGTGCCATGAGTCGGCTTGAAATCGGTGATGTCAAAGTATTTGGCGGTTGCCATTTCTGATCCCACGGCCTCTGAGAGCTGCGCGATGTATTCGTGATAGTTCAGGTGCTTGTCATAGCGTGAGGCGTGGTTGGCCACGGAGCCGAGTTCCTTAGCCCTAAGAAACCCGACCTCGTGAGCAGTTACTTCCTCAGCATGACTTAACGTGACGCGTATCAACGACAGTCCGCACATAGCCATAAAACGATTTCACCGCCATCATCTCGAATGGCTTTGCCACCGGTCGAGGCTTTGAATTCATTACAGTCATCGCACATCTCGACCTCTTGAACGCGCCAATGTGCGCCTTTGCCGATCTCGACCATAATGCCGTCTTTAATGATCTCCACGTATCCCATTACTGGTACCGCCATTCGCCGGTGGTCTGACTGAGCACCATCCAAATTGGCTCACATTGACTGGCCTTTGATCGCTCACCGCAGACCCAGCCACGGTAAGGCTTTCCCTTAACGCTGATGCCTTCACGCAAGATCCGATCTCCATGAGAGCAACGTGGCGTCTCCTGGACTATCGTCGCGCCCAGTCGATCAGCGAGAAGCTCTACGCCCGACGCTAATTGAACTGGCTCAGGCTTTTGAGGTTCGGCGACAAACGCGTCCCAGTCACTAATGATTCCGGTGGTCTTGATCGGCTTGGCATCGTTAGAAGCTGCGGCAACCTTGGTCATTTCTTCACGGCTGGCGCGCTTACCTTTTGTGGCAAAGCCAGCATTTGCGAGCGCACGACCAATAGCCGATGTCTCGCAGTTTTCGAGAGCTGACGTGGAATTGACTCCACGATCCGTCACCATTTCAAACGCAAGCCCCGTCGTCCACGGATGAGCGTCGGCATACGTGCGATAAAGGTAAGCCTTGACGATAAAACGCTGGGGTAGTGCTTCGATGATTTCCGTGGAAATGCGGCCATCTGGGTACGTCTCCCAGAATTTAACTAAGCGATCTTCGACAGTCTCGTAATCGGCCAAATTAAACATTTAAGACCTCGATCCCGTGGGCATAGTCCACTTGGGCACGAAGGGTAAAAAGTTCGCCCGTTGGCCATTGTTCGATTTCTTGGACGCAACGACGACAATAGGAACGAGTCTGACCTTTTGACTTAGACAGTTCGCTGACGACAGTCACCCAAGCAGGGGACTGGGCTTTGAGATTCCATTGACCGTAGCGGTCTTTGCCATATTGGGCTTTACAGTAATCACACCATACGCCCGAAGCTGCTTTAACGATTGGCATGGCGTTCACCGGTGAAAATCGACTTAGCGCGTGTGTAGCCTTCTAAATGACCTGCGTCCTTGCCTTCGATAAATCCGAAGTAAAAGGATGCGATAGGAGTGATAGCGACGAGAATCGCTACCCATAGTGGGATATTCGACATGAGACGTGCCCTTCTCAGGTGTAGGGTCTATCCCAAGGGCACCGCTTTACATAACTTCATTTTTACTTTACATAATATAGACAGACGGATTTTTCGGCGATTAACCGTATCCGAGCAGTCACCCGCTAGTTAGAGCTAGTGGATTAGGTAAAGCCTATGAAGTTAGGTCTTGCGTAGCCCCCGAGCAGACGGTGTGTATGTACGGGGCGTACAGGTTTTAATAGGGTAAATCACATGATTAACTCAGTCAAGCCTGTCGCAAGCGACACGCCGTTTGCTCCTACTAAAAGGGGCACAAAATGAATCCATCGGGCAGAGTGACCATGACAACCACCAGTCAATCGATGAGCCGTCTCCACATCTTCAACCACGGCGAAGATCCACGCGTGGTCAATGAAGGCGATCTCTTGATCGTGTCGGAAAATGGTTTACGTGAGGCCGGCCAAAAGGCTCAGATTGAGTTTGAGCTGACGATCCGCGGACGAGATATGTTCATCTTCCAAAAGCACGTCGAAAAGGCGATGAAGCTGTGGGACGAAAATAAGGATTATCTATTACAGCCAGCAACCCGAATCATCACGCCTAGTCTTTCGACGGTGGCGATCCTAGACGGGTTGAGACGGGAGGCTTAGTTCTTATTGTGGTCTTTGATGTGTTCGATCAATAGATTACGGATCTCCCGTACATCGGTACGGATACCGTCTGCGAATCCATTGGAGACAGGTCGGGAGTTTTTCTCGGCCTTAGATGCCTTGATCGCCGCAACACCGGATATGACTGCTGCGGAGATCGTGGCTATGCCGTATGGCAGGTCTGTCACTTCTTTTCGACGGTGTCGATGGCGGCTTCAGCTGCGTCAGCGACGATGTCGGATGGCTTCTTGCCTGCGCGGTATGAACTGAGTGCGGTCTTAGCAGCTGCGAGAAGTGCTACGCCAAGGCCAGCGAGGATAATTTCTTTCATGTGAGGCTCCTGTATTTTGGCCGAATAACGCATCGGACGAGAGACGGTGCCCTGTGCTTTTGCGCGACGCAGTCGCCTTGGCTTTGAGATCCAAGTTTTTTATTGTCGTTGGAAGTATTGCCGCCCACAGTCGGGAAAAGCCCCGTCTTAGGATCGATGCCGCCAATGGCAATTTCAATATGCTCGCTATGACCCACATGGTCAAAGTCGAATAAGACGATGTCCGTAGCTTGTACGCTCTTGACGTCCACGATGAGGCCAGTCTGCTTTTTAGCCCATTCCTCTATCGCTATGCAGCTAGGGGAGTTAAGGATCGCTGAAAGTTGTCCGGACTGAGCCAGTACCCAATTAACGAAATCGGCGCACCAACTTTCGGGTGGACGATGGAAATAAGCAGAATACTTGTTGGCGTTATTTGCGCCTTCAATATATCCGACCTCTTTAAGAGCTACATCAACGATCGAGGTCATTCGGGTAAAACCTTATTATGATCGGGATTTGTACAATTCCAAACAGGTTTTACATCATCTAAAGTTGCTTCGTCGTGACATTTTGAAGGCATAAAAATATCTCTGTTTGGTAAATATGTGAATCCAACGCCCGCATAATTGCCTCGAATGGTGGCGTTATAAGATGTTTTAATCCATTCGAATCCGCCAAGGTTATCGATTAACCATTGGTAACCTTCATCACCTGCTGGGTCGTTATTATCACCAACCAACACACGCAATACTTTGTTGTCTTTATCGATTTCAGCCCAATGAGACATTGTCATACCGCCGTTTTCAGATATCGAATTGCTATGAAACCACTGCCACCATTGCCCGCACTACCGGAGCAACCGCCTGAACCTGATCCTGTATTAGCAGTAGCACTCGCAGATGTTGCGGCGGCAGCTGTCGCACCACCACCGCCGGACGCTCCCATAGTGGAATAACCTTCACCACCACCACCGCCTGCTATTGCTCCCGAGACGCCTAAGGATGCGGCAGTTAGAAAGGCTGACAAACTGCCCCAGTTTGTAACTGAACTCGTCGCGGCACCGCCTGCTCCACCCACTCCATAAGTCGCGTTTGAACCCGCTCCGCCTGCGCCACCGCCGCCGCCTTCTCCGCGAGATGCCGAAGTAGACGCACTATTGTTTGAATTTCCACCTACAAATCCCTGTCCTGAGACTGGCGCGCCACCTGTCTGTAATGTGGTTCCATTCCAACCACCGCCGCCACCAGATCCACCACTGAGACCATTAAAACTGTAACCACCACCACCACCACCACCAGTTGTGGAATAAGTAAATACAGATGAAGCGGCTCCTGAAGCTCCTGAACCTGAACCAGTTCCCGCGCCACCGCCGCCAATGGTCGCTGCTGATGAACCAATTAATGAAGCGTTGCTCCACGCTTGGACTCCGCCCGCGCCACCGCCGCCGCCTACACCACCACCACCGCCGCCGCCCGATACGACTAAGACGTCGGCAGTTAAAGCTACGTTCGAAACCGTTAAAGTTCCATTCGCAGTGAAAACGCGGTAATAATAAGTGGCGTCAGAATATAACGTGCCACCTGAAACGATCGGTTTTTGTACGCCGACCCCAAATAGTCCAGCGGTGATAGCCCCGATCATTATGCGACCGCACCTACGACATACCAAGAATTAACAGCAGTCTTTATTGCTACTGCCGTTTTGTATTGTGCCAAAGTTGGTGACGCGGCAGTCGCTCCCGATGATAAAACGGTCGTGGTGCCAGGAGTAACGGCCGAAATCGTACAAGTACCCGCGCCCTTATTAAGAATCGTAATTGCCGTGCCGACGGGAAAAGCCACCGATGCGTCAGTCGGAATTTTGAAATTTATAGCCGTTGCTTTATTCATCGGCACAAGCACTTGATAAGCGTCAGTCAATACCGTGGTGTAATCAGCAGTTTGATCGGCTAACACGGTAAATGACACCATGCCATTCATATCAGCTGCGGTGAGCACATCTCCGGTCGAGTAAGGAAATCCAATGGCCATTATTTTCTCCTAGTATCCAAGCGTTGAGGTTCCGAGAATTCCGTAAAGCGATGAGTCAAGTATAAAAGCGTCGTTAATCGGTTCAGAGGTGGTGAAGGTAACCGTGAATTTTTGTGGCGTGATGTCCATGGCGATACCCATGAGCTGAAGCGTCTTAGTGATCGTAGATCCCGTACCCTGTTGGTTCACGTTCACGATCTTGACGGTATCGAAATAATCGAGGCTGAGAGCTGCGGTGATGCCAGCCGTGTAGTTAGGGGTTGTCAGATCCAGCACCATAGAGTCGATGCGGATGGTCGTCTCGGCGCGAGTCGTAACGTATTCGAGCGCGATATTAAGAGCTTCAGCGGCGGTCTGAACGACGAGGTTTTGCTGAGTCATAGAGTGTGGGAAGTATTTGGTGATGGAAGCTGCGTTAGAAGCCGATTGAACTGCCAAACCTACGGGTTGGATATTGGCTTGGTTAATAATGAGTTTGTCATCAAAGGCGAAAGCGACCGAGTAATATGGGATACCTGAGCCGTCGTTGGCAAAAGTTGTCGGGTTTTGACCATTTTTAGACATGATCCAATGCCGAGAGCGGAATACGGCTTGTCCTGAGCCATTAATATAGAAGGCTCCTTGCTCACTAAATTCAACGTTTTTGAGAGCTTGTAGCGCGGTGCGGTTTGTGCCCGGATCGGCTTGGCAAAGACTATTCCCAGTATCGATGGCTCGAAGCGAATTAGGCCATGAAATAGTGTCAAGGATTGTATTAACTCGCGCGCCCGTGTCCTGCCCGTTAATACCTGCTGGGATAGAGCTGACATTGGCAAGGTTGAAAAGTCGAAAAGCATCTGATGCCGTAACCGTGACATATCCAATGTCCTGATTTTTAGGGTAGGTGTAATCCCACGAAAGGACGTAACCGCTAAAAACGTAATGGGTGACGGAAGTCGAATTAGGAGTTGCTGCTACGCGGATTTTACGCAAAGGACTCAAAAGCCCGTAATAGGGGCTGGCCGTGTTTTGTGGGTTGTAATAGCCCTGTTGATCGTAAATAACGATCGTTGCCGTACCCGCTTCAAATTGGTCTTGGAGTAGGTTATAGCCACCCCGCAGTTTGATGCTGCCGACTTGGTTTGAAACGTCCACGATGACGGATTGAGCATCTGCTAAAACGTTTGTACCGAGGATTCCTTGTTTGGCTGAGTCCAAGGTAAACGGGTAGCCGAACGTCGCACCGGTCGAAAAGTCGATCCAGCATTGGACATTGATTGGATAAGTCATTTAGGCGATCGCGGGAGTATTAAGTCGAGAAGTGATAATTTGCGTTCCAGTAGCGGACGCGTTTTGAGTTGAAGTCGCGACTGCGTCTGTTACGGCTTGATCGCCAATATAGACGGTTACGGCAAGGTTGCCCGTTGGGTCGGCAAAGGATGGTGTCGGGTTAAATGAGTACATCGGAGTTGGAAGTGAGCCGCCCGTCGCATAACTGGGTAGGCCGCCATTACCCGCAGATCCACCGTTAAACGGATCGGTACCGTAGTTATACGACAAGGATGGAACTGTTGCCATTCCGTTGGTCAGGATAAGGTAATCCTTGACCATTTCGTCAAGAGTGATTTTTCCCTGATCTAAAGCATCGAGCAAAGGTTGTAGAGGATTGGTGGAAATTCCAATTTCATTAAGAGATTGATTCACCAGCATAATGTTCTTTTGTTCCTCGGTGACTCTAGCTGCGAGATTGGTTGCTAACGTCGCATCCTTTTGATCGATCGCATCTTGTAACGCCGCTTGGTCATTCATGAGCTGAAGTCTTTGCTGATCTGCGGCAGTCTGCTGAGAATGTGTGGCAGCCCATAGTTCAGCCGCTTGTTGGTCAAATACCTTTTGAGATTGCTTTAAAGCAAGAGCAGCCTTTGCCAACGCATTATCTTGGTATTGAAGTGCTAATTTCTTTTTTAATTCAGCAAGCGCGGCGGCGTCTGCTTTTGCCTTAGCTGTATCTTCGGCTTTCCGTTGTTGGGCTGCTTTAGCGATTTCTGCTTGAATAATTCCAGAGGCTCCGCTCGGCCTATTTTTGCGTCCAGTAAGCAAATCAATAGTCGCAGTATTGGCAGCAATAACGTTTTTAGCCAATGCCACGGCACTTTTAACGCCATCGACAATAGGAGCGACTGCGGCTTTAACGATTGACTTTCCACCGGGGATTTTTCCTAATAACGAAATTAAGTGCGCGGCTTCCGTAATGTCATTTCCAATAGCCGTGCCTAGGTTATTCATCATGGTTATTGCGTTGTCGATGGATCCACCAGCACCCGTCAAAGTATCAAACGCACTCGTTAAGCCTTTGCCGATTTGAACTTCCATCTCATGAAAACCAATTTTTAGGCGATTTACTTTGCCAGCAAATGTATCCGCCGCCGCCGCCGCATCATTTTTAAATAGGCTTGTGAGGCGTTTTTGAATGACCTCAAAGTTCTTACTTTGTAGTTCGGCCTTAGTAAGGCCTGTACCAAGTTTGCTCAAAGATGTCACGTTGCCGCCATAGGCTTTGCCCAGTGCGGTAGATACCGTGGCGAGGTCTTTTCCGGTTCCTGCTGCCACGTCCATAGCCAATTTTGTAAGCCGTTGGGATTGAGTGATGGATCCTGTATAGCGAAGCAAAGTTTGAAATGCTGGGATTAAATCATCTTTAGTGACGCCATAAAGTGTGGACATTTCTTCAACGAATTTATTGACGTCGGGAGATGAAAGACTCAGGCCTACATTTTTAAGAGATTGATCTAATAGAGCTAATGCCTTTTGATCAGCTGCGAAAGCCTGAACCGAAGCCTTGCCAAAGTCAGCAACGGCACTAACGGAAAGGACTCCCTTAAATGTCTTGGCAGCCTTCATAGCGAGGTTCTCAAAAGCCGTAAGTTCGCTACCTGCCTGCTTTAGTCCATTACCTTTTAGCTGACTAATGATGTCAATAAATATGCTGGTCTTTTGGTTGCTCACGCTGCTTCTCCAAATGATTGCGATGTCTCGACGTATTTCAGGGTTCGGGCTGCTGAGCGTTCAATAGCCTTCATGATCGCGGCTACTGCTCGGCCTTGATCTTTATCCCATGCTTTATAGATCAAACGACCACGTCGCGCACCAAATCCGCGCAGACCGGGCATTGAGTTGATGAAATGCGATCCCGCTGACGGATTGAGCGAGTGAGACACCTTGTGGTTATTAAAGTCTTTGCGTCCAACCCATGGAGCACCACCGGGGTTTTTACGACCAGCCGTTTCATAAATGGCACCTGGAGCTGATTGGTTCACAATTCGGACGATCGATGTAAAGGAATAATCCTTATGTGTGATCGGGAAAATCTCTGATTTGATGCCAGCACGGACTTCATTGCTGTTAAATTTGGGAAAGCCACCTCGACGAAAGGCCGATGTACTAGCGGTAATTTGACGGTTTTTGCCTTCTGTCGTCCATTGTGAAAGCACC